GTCAACTTCCTTCTGAGACATTTCCGCAGTTACTTCTTCCCCGAAAACGTATTTGTTATCAATATCAAAACGTTCTTTCAGAGTCGATCTGTCAACGTTCAGAAGGTGATAGACATATTTCTCAAAATCCTCCAGATTACCATCAACGCTAATCTGACCGAAAATCTCAGTAATGGATTTTACACCGTCAGCACCATTAGAAATCAAGTTCTGTGCCTGCTCCGTAGCCTTAACGATAGCATCATACTTTGCCCGGTTTTCACCATTGTCTTCTTCAAACATATTGTCAAAGTCAATCAACTTATCCCGGTAATGTTTCTGCGCTTTCTCAGCAGTGGTCAAAGGCTTCTTGGTTTCCACCTTCGGCTTCTGTGCCTGTTCCATGGCTTCGATCTTCTTGTTGACCTCAGACCATATAGCAGAAAGTTCTTTGAACTTATCACCGAAGTCTTCAGCAGCTACCAAAGAATGAAGCGTATCTTCCAGGGACTGCCGTTTTGAGTCCAATGCTTCCAGAGTAATTGGTTCATCTACTGCATCAACCACAGAAGACTCAGCAAAAGGTGCAACGTTTTCCGTTTCGGAAACAGTTGCATTTTCTGCAACAGTTAGTTCGTCAATCTTAATTCTGTCTTCGTTCCGATAAATAACAAACTGCTGATTATCGGCATCTTCATCAAAGGAAATACCGTCAAAACCATTTGCCGTGATAAACGAAGAAAAGTCATCCGTACTGAGACTCTTAAGAGCATCGTACAGCTGACTTCCAGTTAAATCGCCTATTACATTTTCCCAATTGGCAAAGTCGGTATATTCAATGACCGCTTTACCAGTCTTATGATCCGCAGACTTTATTACAGGCCTATTGGCATCGTACATACCATCCTGTTCTTTCCAAACCGTTTGCTGCTGTTTGAAAAATGCTTCAGCACTCTTGAAATCTTCAAAAACTTGCTCTGATCTGAAATTCCTCAAAACAGAGTTGCGGTACTGAGTATCAGTATCACGCAGTCCAGAAACAAGAGATTCCTTCATTTCGGGAGTGATTGTGTCGTTCAGATTGAAGATATTCAAATCATCGACACTGGTCTGGTATACTCTGCCGTTTTCTCCGGCATAGTTCTTTGCGGTGCTTTCGTTTGTGGTAAGGTAAATGCCATGACCATATCTGTCACCAGTCTGTCTAGTACCAGCACCGACTTTGAACTGCTTGATATCCGTATTAGGAGAACCAGTGTAAAGAACTCGCTTCGGTTTTTCTTCAGTGGTGGTTTCCTTTTCGGAAATAACCACTTCCGACTGTTCATCAACAGAATCAACAAGCTTTTCAACAATTTGCTCTGCTCCAACAGTGACCTCATTTTCAACGACAGGCTGTTCAATTTCATTCAGCTTGTTTCCATTGTGTTCTTTAATAGCGTTAAAGCCACCGGAAACACCGCCAAGCACAGCACCGCCAATGAAGGACTCAAGGTATTCGTCAAACGCTTCCTCACTGAACAGTAGATCCTTGAGATTTTCCTCTTTGTAAAGAGAAGAACCTAAATTGCTGACGATCTGAGAGAATACTTCTTCAGCACCCTCACCAGCCATGTCCATGCCCAGTTTTGCAAGTGTCCTACCAACCTTATTGGAAATACCACTAGAAATTCTCTTCACCAAAGCAGCGTCCAGCGTTTTTCCACCGAAGCTGATACCACCAGATAACTTTTCAGAAAGAATTTCAGCACCAGCACTGATAGTTGCGCTTGCACCAGCTTCTTCATAAGTAGCACCTTGGTTCATGGCGTTTTCTGCTTCACTACCGAAGCTAGTTACACCAGTAGTTGCCCACCAAGGAAGACCTGCAGCAGACAGACCAGCAGTGGCTAAAAGCTGACCGCCAGACTGGATAAGTGCATCAGACTTCTCACCAAAGACGGAATGAGATTCAGAATCAATGCCAATCTTCCGGGCAGGATCAGAAATCAGCGTTCTTGCAACTTTTTCTTCATTATAAAGATCCTTTGCAATGAACTTTCCTAAATCCTTTTTGGACTGTTCAACCATTTCCTTGTGGACTTTCTCAGTTTCTAAGTTAAAGCCACCGTTCTGATAGAACTGAGCGTTTTCAGCAAAAGGAGCGATATACGCCAAAGCATCGACCGTCTTTTCGCCCATACCGATAATGCCAGCACCCAAGTTTTCCAGGGCATCCGTAGTCGTGCCGAGAATGGTTCTGCTGATATCACCGAAATCGTAACCATCTTCGAACAAACCCTTCTGGAACCACTTACGTTCCTCTTCCTCGTCCTTCTTCTTACCAACGGTGGATCGACCGGTAACACGAGAATGAACGCTAGAACCACCACCACGACTTGATACAAGAGGAGCGGAAATGCCTTTGCGGACATTGGCTTTGTTCTGCATATAAGACTGACCGCCAAAAGAACCACCGCCGCCACCATGAGCAACAGGCTTACTTCCAGAACCGTTACTCTTTGAAGAAACTTGAGCTGCGACTCTTTCACTTTTCAGTTTATTGTATTCATCCAAAAAACCCATATAGGCATCCACCTCCTTTACTTGAACCAACTTTTAATGGTATTAACAACCTTAGAAACAACACCACCGCTAGATTTAGAACCACCAGAGGATGCAATAGGTTTAGCACCAGAAGCTGCACCGGAATTATAACTAAAGACAGGATTGCCACTGCTACTTGTAGACTCCTTAACCGCTCCAGAGGCAACCTGGCTATTAAGATTACTTGCACTAATCGGACCTTGTCCTAATGCAAGAATACTGTCTCTTGTTTCAGCAGGTAACTTGCTAGAACTGGAAGAACTAGAAGAGGACTTAGTAGATTGATAACCACCGCCAGAACTGCCACCAGAATAGCCGGAATAACCGCCACCGCCCGAGTAACCACCACCTCCTCTCGAATAGCGGTTAAAATTTGCGTCAAACTGTCTCTTCTCTTCAGCAAGAGACTCATTGAACTGTCTGATCTGTTCTGCCAGTGCGTTCTCAGTATTGATCTGCTTAAGAACATCCTGGTAACGGTTGTAATAGCTGTCCTCAATCTGGAGTTTCTTATCTGCCTTATCCAGCAGAAGCTGATTCTTGTACTGGAAGCCAGCCAGACTCAGTTCCAAACGTTTTGCAAGTGCTTCCTTCGCAATCTCAGCCAGGGCAGAGTTGTTCTGAAGTCTTGCCTGGGTAATGGAATTGTTATAGTCCGTTACCGCACGATTGAAAGACTCCAGCGCAGTAGAAACACGTTGCTGATAGGTGTTATACATACTGACCTGCATAGACTCGCTATAGCCAGTATTCTGCATACCCTTGTCCGCAATCTGTTCAGCACGGACACCATGCTGTTTACTCTGAGTCTGCCAATCGACATAAGCACCGGACTGTTCCTTGGTGTAGTCCTTCTTGGCATCCGCTTTCTGCTGTTCAATCTGCTGAATAGCAAAATCCGTCTGCTGATTCTGGATCTCAGTCTGCTTCTTCTCCCAGTCGTTGGTAGCATTGATCTGATCCTGGTAGTGCTTGTCGGTCTGAGCAAGCATATCATTGTATGTTTTCTCATGTTCCGTCAGAGCAGCTTTCTTTTCGGACTCTACCTTTTTAAATTTCTCGTCATCGTAATTGATGTCGTATTCAGTAGACATTTATATCCCTCCTCACCGCTTGATGTAACCGCCGACAAACGCTTCGATTGTGGCAGTCTCAAGGCTGAATCTGGTCTTTGAGTGGAATTTTAACTGCAAGCCCTTGAACTTCTTGCGCTTGATCCGGCACACGAAATAATCCGTGACACCCTTGTAATCACCGTCAAGTTCAAAGTCTGTGTTTTCGGTTTTGGCATAGACAGAAACATCACCAGTTGCTTCTACAACACAGCCACGCTTATTCGTGGTTTTCTGTCTGTGCGGATACTTGAATTTATCCAGTGCAGTCACCCAGTAGCTTTCACCGTCACTGATATTCTCATTGAACAGATACACACCTCTGTCAGTGCCGATATACAGCAGACCGTTATCGACTCTGGTACAGTTGACCTTCTTACCGATGTCCCAGTAGAACCAGTCATATTCTGTGTGACCGTTATTTGCAAACGTAGCCCGACTATCAGCCAGATAAGCGTGATTGCCAATAAAAGCAATCAGATAGCCCTTCCACTCTGCCAGAACCATATCCTTGTACAGTTCTTCGGCCGTCATCTTTCTGTCAACCATCGTACTTCTGTGACCAAGCACCTGCTCCGTAGTCACATCACCGCTGATACCTTCCATTCCTCTGTCGGAGAAGAACACGATGTCATCGTTGAAGTTGATAGCCTTGCCAATACAGCCTGTGGTGACATTGGAGTGCGTAGAAGGATAGATTTTGCCGTAGTCCGAGTCAATTGTAGGGGTATGGTAAAAGACCGTTGTATTCGCTTGAGAAGGCTCACGGAATACCCACAGTGCGTTATTGCCAGCTACCATGCCCTTAACGGCAGCGTTGTCCAGACCTTCGTTGTAGTAGTCCAGGTCACTGCAATAGGAAGGATCGTCCAGACTGCAGTGGTAAACCATGTTCGGATAGTCGGGATTGCCAGAAAAAAACACTCTGTTATCAAAGACCTGTAACAGAGTGCATTTCTTAATTCTGTCCGCATAACCGACCACGGTTTTACGGAATTTGATTTTTACGTTGTCCTGTCCGTCAGTTTTAGGAACAGAAGGTGCATTGGAAAAGACAACCTTACCTTCATCGTAGTGGATGATATAATCAGAAGTTTCCACACCGTTTACAGTAACCGTAGGCAGGACAGCGTCCAGATTTTTAGCATCGAGGAAATACTCGGTGCTTGTCCCATCTGCAAGGAAAGTATTGATTCGCCAGCCAGTCAGATAGTTCACATCTTCGTAGATCGTTCCACCACCGGAAGGCTTTCTGGCAATAGATGTGGTAGGCACGAAACCTTCCACATCCTTGATGGTAGTACCGTCATAACAAAGATAGTTTTTACCATCCTTGAAGTACCAGACGTTCTCATAAATGAAGCTGTCACTAGGAGCAGCTTTCAGACCGGAATAAAGCACAGTAGAAGCCCCATTAACGACTCTGTACAGCTTAGTTCCGCTATGGACAAGCATCTTGCCGTTAAAGAAAAAAATGCCGTACACAGGCTCTGAGAACTCCGTGTTTAATTCAATACCAGGTCTGGTTCTGATACTGTCAGTCTCTTTATAGTCTTTCCAGACATTCAGACTGTCGGGGCTTCTTACAAGGTTGATTTCTTCACCACGGAAGTCAACACCACGGAAGCCACCGTAGACTCTGGAAATGATATCACCTGCATCTGCCATCAGACCTCAAGCCCCCCATCAATGAACATAGTCGGTAAGTGGTATCTGTGGTCAAGTCTCTGCAGCATCTCGTTGTATCTGTCTGCATAGATGGAGCCATAGTTCGTAGAGACATCGGACTTCAGAAGATCACAGGCCACGCCAAACGGCATAATCTCCAGGGCATCGCTACTCAATTCAAATTCGTAAGCACTGTCCTTCGTCTTCTCAGTGATACGCTCGGGATAAACGAAGCAGGAGATCTCAGCAGTGCCAGTCTCCAGCATCTTCAGAATAGTGCCGTTTGCTTTCGGAACATAACGAACACCGGAGATAATGTCAATCTGATAGATTTCGTAACCGCACTCTTTCTCAATGTCCTCAAATTCCAGAAGG